GTCCCAACATCGAGTGGGCTGTGCTGCGGACATCCGTGTTCCCGGAATGACGCCTGACCAAGTTGTACGTACAATAATTGCAGCCCAGCTACCGTTCGACCAGATCATCCGTGAGTTCGATGCGTGGACTCATATCAGCGTGCCCAACACCATGGCGCTAAAACCTCGCCGCCAAGCACTTATCATTGACAAGGCAGGCACTCGCGCATTTGCCTAATACATGGGAAAATGAGCCATGCTGAAAAAACTCACCCTCAAGTCCGGTGTCAACCGGGAGAACACGCGGTACACCAACGAAAACGGTTGGTACGAGTCCGACAAAGTTCGATTTCGCCAAGGTACCCCTGAAAAAATAGGTGGTTGGCAACGTATTTCCGCAAATACGTTTTTGGGTGTTTGCCGCTCTTTATGGAATTGGGTGACGTTACTACCTGAAAACCTAATGGGAGTAGGTACCAACGTAAAGTTCTACATTGAAAACAGTGGAACCTATTTTGACATAACCCCAATTGCATCAAACTACACTTTAAGTAACCCATTTACTACAAATGGTACGACTACAGTTCTTGTAACTGACCCTAATGGGGGGTTTACTAACTTTGGGTATGTTATTTTCTATGGTAGTTCTGCTGTGGGCGGGCAAGTTATTGTTGGGGAGTACCGGTTAACCTATGTATCCAGCACAACTTACAACATTACGATAACTGGAATAGCTACTGCAGCAACTGGCGGTGGAACTGTTTACGCAAGTTACGAGGTGGCTCCGGGGCCTGAGAACGCGGTACCACTAAACGGTTGGGGTGCTGGTGGTTGGGGTACGGGCCTATGGGGGGTTGGAACACGTACCGCAGAATCAATCCGTATCTGGAACCAGAATAACTTTGGACAAGACTTACTGTACGGCCCGCGTGGGGGCCCCTTGTATTACTGGAATGCCAGTATTGGGTATCAACCAACAACTGCAACTATAACAATCGCAACCCCTGCAGTAGTAACAGTTTCGGGTAACTTAACAGACAAGACGGCTATAACTTTCTCAACTACCGGAGCCCTGCCTACAGGACTTTTGCCGGGGGTAACTTACTATACACGCTACGTATCTTCGACTACGTTTAACCTATCGCTTACTCCAACCGGTGCTTTAATTAACACTACTGGAAGTCAATCTGGGGTACAAAGTATATCCCCACGGGGGGTTTTATTAAGTTCGTTATCGGGAGCAAGTAGCGTACCGTTGACTCAAAATTACTTTCTTATATCAGATACCAGCCGCTTTGTAATTTGTTTTGGTACTAATGATGCGGCTAGCACAGTATTTAACCCTATGCTGGTTAGGTGGTCTGACCAAGAAAGTGCTGTTGAGTGGTATCCATCGGCCACAAACCAAGCGGGTAGCCTACAGTTGTCGCATGGGTCTAAGATCGTAACCGCGCTGCAAAGCCGTAAAGAAATTTTAATTTGGACAGACTCTACTCTGTACTCCCTGCAGTACTTGGGCGCACCTATTGTGTGGGGGTCTACTTTGTTAGGCGACAACGTGTCTATTGCGGGGCCTAATGCCGCAGCTATAGCGTCTGACGTGGTGTACTGGATGGGCGTAGATAAGTTCTATAAGTATGATGGTCGAGTACAAACGTTGCGGTGTGACCTATTACGGTATATATACAACGATATCAACTTGCAGCAAGTGGATCAAATTTTTGCCAGCACCAATGAAGGTTTTAACGAAGTTTGGTTTTTTTACTGCTCAAAAAATTCAGCCCTGATCGATAGTTATGTGGTGTACAACTACACAGAAGATAAAAACAACGGTGTTTGGTACTACGGGTCTTTAGCACGTACCGCATGGATTGATACAGGGCTTCGCAGTAACCCCATAGCTGCTACTTACGCTAACAACCTTGTGTACCATGAGTTTGGCGTAGATGATGGTACCTACTACCCAGCAACTGGCATCTCTTCCTTTATCACTAGTGCGCAGTTTGACCTTGACGACGGCAACAACATGTCGTTTGTCTGGCGTATGCTTCCTGACTTAACCTTCCGGGGGTCTACAGATGGCACTGTTCCTAGTGTGACCATGCAGCTGCTGCCGCTTAAAAACTCCGGCTCTGGGTACAACTCACCCAAGTCAGTAGGCGGTGTTACCTCTGACGCACAAGAATCGGTAACTGCGACTCAAACGTACCCAATTGACCTTGACACGTACAATGGTCAGATTAACATTCGCGTAAGGGCCCGCCAGATGGCTATAAAGATTGCATCAACTCAGCTAGGAACTCAATGGCAACTAGGTAGCCCACGCATAGATTTGCGCACAGACGGCAGAAGGTAAGCTATGTCCCAAGTAAACGTAACAGCGCCACGACTACAAAACGCTACACAAGAGTACGATGCGAGTGCCATGGATCAGTTCTTTGGTATTTTACGAAGGTACTTTACTCAACTGGACAATCGAGGCCCCATAGCCGCAGCATCGCAGTTCAATGGTAGTGCAATTATTGCGGGGCTAAGTTTTGCCCCCAACCAAGGGTCCACAACTCCTAGCTTACCCACTCAAGCTGATCTGGCCAACCTGCGCGTCGGCGACATCTACTATGACACCACAGCGGGCAATGTGCTGAAAGTGAAAGTGTAGTATGCCAGAATTAAAAGATACCAACCAAGTAGTTACGCAGCCTACGCAGCCTTTGATGCGCGTACCTGACGTTAAAAAGCCAATAGTTGATCCCAGTAAACTTGATTTTGCGTACAGATCGTACATAGGTAGCCCTGATAATCAAGGCAATACTTACACATTAAATTTTACTTATAACGGACAGCCATATACTTTTGTACCAAAAAGTGTAATGGACAAAGGAGTTTCCGCAGCTGGAAATACCACTATTTTTGAGAATTTTCTTAACAAAGATTATGTAAATAATTTTTTAGCTACGTCAACTCCTGTAGACTTATCAAATGTATCGTGGTATGGCGACTACCTTAAAAACGATGTAGGGGCATCTTCTTCCGGATACTTACTTTCCGGGAATGTAGATTTAGGCTCAAACAAAGTTTTTCAGGGCGTAAATATTTCTGGGCTAGAAGATAGACAGGGGCAGTTAGTATATCGCGTAGTTAATCCAGCGCATACAGAGAGCTATATCTCTAAAGATAACCCATCAGTAGTACAACAAATAGATGTCCAACGAAACAGCGGAAACGGATTTCTTAACCATTTGGTAGGCGCAATATCTGGAGGGCTTGCTGATTTAGATTCAAGCCTTGGGCTGTCCAAATCTGCGCCCGTAATTGTAGGTGCCGCAGCTGCATATTTTTTACCCGGCGTCGGGCAAGCGCTTGGGCAATCTTTGGTAAGCTCAGGAATTATTACTGGGGCAGCTGTCCCCTATGCCACAACTATTGGTACTGCCTTAGCTCAAACAGGTGTTAGCGTAGCCCAAGGAAAGCCCTTAGACCAAGCGCTTGGAGATGCAATTATTTCTGGGGGAATGGGAGAACTAACCAAAGCCTATGGCGCAGATGTTAAAAAAGCCATATCTGAAATAACAAGCAATCCTATTGCTCAAAACGCCATATTTAAAGCGGGTACAGATGTTGTAACCGCAGTTGCACAAGGTAAAACTGGCGATCAAATACTGAAAGGAATTGCCAATTCTGTAATATCTAGCGTAACTTCTGATGCTGCAAATTACCTTGTTAGTAATATTCCCGGCATAGATAGCCTGTCTGCTAATCAACGAAAAGTAGTTACCTCAGGTGTAGCTGCATCATTAGCTGGGGGCGACGGCACCAAAGCTATGGTTAACACTGCGTTAACTCTGGGGACTAACGCGGTATTAGATACGGTAACAGGTAAGACTAAAACTTCTACCCCCGCAACAACTACTGCCGCAGAGGCAAAAGCCATATTTAAAGATCAGTTAGGGCGCACGCCTACGGCAGATGAACTAAAGGCTCTAGAGCCCTACATAGGTAAATCGGAAGCAGCGTATCAAGCTGCCGCTCAAATTTATGATCTTGAGCATACTGATGTTACTGAAGCTAAAGACTTGCTCCATGAGCAATTAGGGCGCACACCTACGGCAGATGAACTAAAGGCTTTAGAGCCCTACATAGGCAAGTCAGAATTAAACTTTACGGCAGCTGCCAAAACCTATGATGACGCGCATGCAGAGCATGACGAAATTAGAGATATATGGAAGGCGGTATACGGAAGAGCCCCGAGCAGTAAAGAAATTGCAGACTACTTAGGCAAACCCGAAGCAGAAGTTAAAACTACGCTCACTAACAATAAAACTGCTACCGCAGCGGGTTTCCCGGACTATGCTACCTACCAGCAATTTGGTGGGAACCCGAAAGCGTATGACGCTGCAGTTACTGACGCTATTGAGGCTAAGGACTTCCTCAAACTCCAACTAGGCCACTCGCCTTCAACCGCTGAATTAAAAGCGCTAGAGCCCTACATAGGCCTACCTGAATCAGTGTTCCAAACTGCTGCCAAAAATTACGATCTTGCAGATACAACTAAAGCCGAAGCTGAAGATATATACAGATCGGTATATGGTAAAAATCCAAGCAATGCTCAAATTGCAGATTACTTAGGCAAACCCGAAGCGGAAGTCACAACTGCGTTTACCAATAACCTCACTGCCACCAAAGCAGGTTTCCCGGACTATGCCACCTATCAAAAGTATGGTGGGGACCCAAAAGCGTATGACGCTGCGGCTACTGATGTTGATGAAGCTAAAGCTATATGGAAATCGGTATACGGAAAAGCCCCAAGCAATAAAGAAATTGCAGACTACTTAGGCAAACCCGAAGCGGAAGTCACAACCGCGCTTACCAATAACCACAATCAAATAGTCGCTGCCGCTGCTGGCTTTTCAGATTATGCCACCTATCAGAAGTACGGGGGGGATAAAGTTAAGTACGGGGTAGATCAACTAGACACCACAGAAAAGCAGTTCTATAACGCATTGCTTACAAGCTTTGGTATGGACCCCGCCACCGCGCTTAAATCTGCGGAGGCTATGCCTGCAAACTTTTCCGTAGATCATCTTGATGATGTAGCTAGATTTTCTCCAGCAAATGCAAAAATAATATCAGATGCCTCAGCTACATTATCTAAGTCGAAGATGACCAAATCAGACTTTGATAAATTTGAAACTATTTACAACAAGGCCGTAAACTCAGAGATAGCCTTGGGAGACAAAGGTGCTTTAAGAAATAATGGGGATGGAACCTACACTCATACAACGGGTGGCGGAGAAGTGTATTATAAAAATTCCGCTGGTAAATGGGACTCTTGGATGCCCGGAGAACCCCTACCTTCCGAATTAAAAGGAAAAACAGGTACGGGTACGGGTACGGGTACGGGTACGGGTACGGGCGGCGCAGCCACTGCTGGCGGGGGGGCTGCTGGCGGCGGTAATGACTACGGTGCTGGAACTAAAAGCACAGAACCAGATGTAAAAACCGACTCTAACACTGTTGTATTTAACTTTGCCAAACTTGCAGATACCCAAAAGCAAGGAGTAACCGATATATTGGCAAATTTTAGTCCTACTTCTGGCCGTTCATTTGGGGAATCTGGAGAGCCATCTTGGGGGCTAATAAACGTAATTGGTGAAAGTTCAAAGGGTGCACCTATTTTTTCTGATGGTCATACTGCATTTAGTTTAATCACTGTAGGTGATGCAACTGTACCTGTTAAACCTAATGACGCCGATAAATTTAAACTGCCCGAAGGTATAGTTTGGGCTCCAATAATTCCATCTACCGCCAATGACGCTGTAGTAGCTACAAAAGCCGCAGTTAAACAAGCCGCGACCGAAAAAGCAGCAGCAGACAAAAAAGCGGCTGATGCCAAAGCTGCTGCTGATAAGGCCGCAACCGAAAAAGCCGCAGCAGACAAAAAAGCAGCTGATAAAGCGGCTGCTGATAAAGCTGCGGCAGACAAAAAAGCGGCTGCTGATAAAGCCGCAGCAGACAAGGCCGCAGCTGATAAGGCCGCAGCAGACAAAAAAGCAGCTGATAAAGCGGCTGCTGATAAAGCCGCAGCAGACAAGGCCGCAGCTGATAAGGCCGCAGCTAAACAAGCGGCAGATGAAAAAGCCCTTAAAGATGCGCAAGCAGCCCATGATGCACAAGTAGCTAAAGACGCAAAAGCCGCAGCAGATCGTGACGCTGCAAATAGTAAAAAAATAGCTGATGCTAAAACCGCAAAAGACTTAGCTGATGCCAAAAAAGCTGTTGATGACCACAACAAACAAGTAGCTAAAGACGCACAAGCCGCACGTGATCGCCAAGATGCAATTGATAAACAAGCAGCTAAAGCCGCAGCAGACAAAAAAGCAGCTGATAAAGCGGCTGCTGATAAGGCTGCAGCTGATAAAGCGGCTGCTGATAAAGCCGCAGCAGACAAAAAAGCGGCTGCTGATAAGG